CGCAATTCCAATGGGGCCAAATCGCGCCAGCAGAGAAAAACATAATACACACCACCGACGCTGTTAGACACGATAGTTCCACAAAAACCAGACCCTTGCCCACCGTTCTTTCCGTAAACCGTGTCCAGGGCAGACTCAAGAGAGTAACACATCTCCTCCATCACCACTTCTCTGACACGCTTAGAATCCGCATCATCATCGTAATAAGCATTCACCAAATTTGCAAAAGCAGCGTGAAACTCACACGGATACACCCCATCGAAGCGCGAGTAATCAAGATCGATGAACAACACACCCTCAGGGTCATCGTACCCAGTCGAAAGATAACGCACCATTTGATCCCATTCCGCGCTTTCTGGATCAATGCCAACCGCCGAGGGAATGTAGTGACGCAACTCGTACCATCCCGCAAAGAACCCAAGAAAATACCGCCTATTAAGGATAGTCATATCCGCTTGGGGTATGGAGAAAACACGCGTCTTGCCACAAGCCACCTTCGCGAGTGAGACTCGCTCATCCTTCAGTGACGCCGTCCACAAGGACGGAGCTATGACACTTTCCTTCGCCAAACGCTCCCTGTTTTCACAAACCTCGGCGAGGGCTGGCACCATCCGCCAGTTTCCAGGAGCACCCTCAAAAAGATGAGACTTGCCTCGCACACCCTTTTTCTTCCAACCAAAACCGGGTGAAGAGGCCATATTGAGAGGATCGAGATACTCCACTCCAGGAACGCCATTGATACTTTCGTCCCACGTAAGCACACGCTTGTATTGTGGATTGGCATGTCGCAACTTACTTAACAACCATTCATTGCACGCATCCAAACCATCCAGGTCAAATGGGCCAGCCTGCCGCGCGTACTTCTCCACAGCACGCTTTATCACAGAACCGCGATATTCGGGCTCAAGGCGAGGGTCAGAGGGAGACAATACGGAAGGCTCCGTCGTATGCTCCTTAATCACATCAAACATCGGACTCGGTCTCCACCTCGTCTTATCAGGAATACGCGAGACGAGACCCTTGGGCAACCTCCCAACCAAAAGGAAGTCACCCTCCGGCACAAAGGCTCCCGCGCCTTCCAAAACATTCGGAATTCCTTCTCGTTCAATGACGTCGAAGACCTTCTTGCTCTCCATGTACTTAATCTCCTCCTGACTCACGATTTCCGAGAC